CCGAAAAGGAAGCGCTCGACGCCGGAAAGAAAATCTTTGACGACTTCGACGAATACCTCGATGTAACTGCATACCACGATGAAGAAGGCGGTCCGAATGGCGAAGCCGTGTGGTTCCCTGCCTACGGATTGAAGAAAACGTTTGTGGACCTCCCCGAAGGCGAAGGGCTGGAAGTTCTCTCGGAACTCTCCGATGTCCTCTATCGCCTGTATACAAAGGGCGAATCCGCAAGCGAGGACCGCCGTGGCACGGACCGCTACGGACACCACGTCAAGCGCTTCACTACAAAGGACCTGAAGGGCTTGGATGGCGACACGGCTAGCGACAATGGTGGCAACGGCGCCGATGCGGGAACGGGAGCGGATGACAAGTTTGGCCTTGCCTATATGGACTCCACTTCGATTTCTGCGTTCTCCAACAACTTCAGCACCAGCGCACGCGACAACTTCCTGCACGACCTCGCTCAAATGCCGGTGTCCAAGAAATCGATTGAGGACCTGCTCCGCAAGTACAAGCTCCACAAATACGGGCGTGAGGTTGGAGTCCGCGACTTCTTCCCGGACAACGGAATCGCCTACCTCGGAACCTATGGCGATGACGGCGTCCCGTATAAGTCGGTGTACCTCAAGTGGGGTCCGGCGCTGAAGAAATAAAAGTTCCTATCACTCAAACGGAGCAGGGCTCGCCAGCAATGGCGGGCCCCTCTTCATAAATAACGCATAAATGCGTTTTACGGCGCTAAAATATGAAAGGCAGGTATTTGCCTGCCTTTTTATTTTCATGCGCTTATAGGCGCCTTTACGGCGCATCTATCGCCGTATGCGCCTGCCCGTTATGTCTTAAAGCATAAATCTGCAAGAACGCGTGCCCTATTTTGCAATACGGTGGGGTAAGTGTGTCCGCATACGGGATTGTAAACCTCTATCTCCTTTCTAACCAACGGATCATCCCTAAAAGAGCATGTGGCCGCGATGTGACGTAAATAGCAGGTGATATATGTATCATCAATCCCGGTAGAAATCATATCCGAGGACAGATTCTCCCAAAATACCGGGCGGAATATTTTTGCCCGGTATATGGCACGATTCCCTACAATGCCTCTGTCACAGCAATAAACATCATACCCTTTTAAATTCTCCAGCATTCGCTCGACATAAAACTTCTTATATATGCGGTCATCATCCATAGAAAGCAATGCATAATCGTTCCCATAATACTTTTTCAGCGTGGGGATTATTTTCTTAAACACTCCAGTATTGTCCGGGCACCAATTTACATTAACCGCCTTGTCCGATATCAGGCCTTGCAATGTACGCGGTAAATCGGCGGCGCCATTTGGAAACTCTTTTAAGGACAGGTTTAACTCTATAGTCAGCGGGATGCTTGAATTTAATAGCGAATCTATGACTGGCGCGCAATTTTGGATGCGAGGCGGATATGAAGTGAAGGAGGCGATGCAATTCATTCTACACCTCTATTTTAAGGCGCCCTGGCGAATATATGGTTGCGTCCGGCAAAGCGTCCAAGTGTTATGTTGATATTTGCACATTGGAAGAGGGATTCCAATAGGGGAAACGACTTCCTTGAACCAGCTGCCCGCCAGTGCGGATGCACAAAGCTGGTTGGACATGAATGGGCCGTTGGACCCGGTGCATTCCACCGCAGTTAAAACAGCCTCGCCAAAATAGCGTGCCTCGCCCGTATCCTTCCATACAATAATGTCGCATTCATATATAGGATTGCCCAACGAGGCGCCGATCAGGGAAAGCATCCCTTCATAACGCTTGGCATCGGATTCCGGCATATTGCGGAGGCGTTTCCATCTCGGCAACTCTTCCCTTATCGTCTTTGAAATAGGGTGCGGCTTGAGTAATACCCCCTTATTGGGAAGGGCGAAAATCCCTAAAAGCGTCCCCGTGATTTCTATGGATGAATCTATGGTTATTATTGATTTTGCGGTGGTGTATTTGAATGGCCGGAATTTTGCATTCATATGGCGAAAGCGACCGGAGTATTGCTTATAGGGGTCGTATATGACCTGCCAAGCGCTTCCCTTTGGCGCCTTGAATTTTGCATCGTCCGTCACACAAATGTAAGCAACACCTTTGTCCTTTACTTTAGGTTCACGTAAAATCGTATGCTCACCATACAAATATGTGATGACCGCTTTTTCCGCATTTATGGGGGCAACTGCCACTAGCTTCTCCGGCGCACGGAGATTTCGGAATTGCAAAATACGCGCCGGCAGCACATTCTTCGCAAACAAATCATATCCGCGTAAACCGGGAAGAATGTAGGACGTATACACTTCGGAATATCTAAAAATCAAAGATAAAAACATCTCTACGGTATAGGAGTCCCCGATCCATAAACGCTTTTCCCTTGTGGAGCGGTCCCAAATCCCCAGCTCCGCAAAACGCCCCCGAAGAAATTCACCGTTGAACGCTTGGAACGATCCGGCGTAATGATGTGGCGCTTTCTTCAGCATTGACCAAGAAAGATCGCGGCCCATATAAGTTTTGTTAATGCCATCCCGAAGCATTGGTCCAATGGCGGGCAATGTTTGCGGCGATGTAAAAAGCGCCGTATAAAGTAACCATGTCCAATAATAAATATCCAGTTCGTTATATTTAGCACGGACAATGTCGGCAAAGAGCGGGTCCTTCACGCGGGTCACACCCTTGAAATGCGTATAGTAAACATACTTCCCGGTCTCTACCGCATACTCAACGCATTCCTTAATCGTGTCGTGCTCCCATCGGTTATTGGGCGATACTATCTTGAAATCGACCCGCACACCCCCTTCCGCCAAAATTGCACGCGCCGCCATCATTGCGGTAGTCATCCTGCCCTTCGCGCAGGCGCAGCGGACATATATTTTCCCCATTCGCTGGGGTATGCGGAAAAGGCGCAACATATTGAGATGGAAAATCTCACAGCGACTCAATCGGTCCTCGGTCCTTTCTCTGTAAAACCAATATATGAAAATGTCCCCAAGCGGATGATTTTCCGGCGGGAGAGTGTAGTGGTATTGAAGAGTGGTCAGCGATGTCAGCAAGTCGTTGTCTTTTGGACTCGGCACTATCGTCTGCCTTTTTAGTTCCGCCAAGTCCTTACGCTTAGACAGGGACTTGTCCACCTTGTATTCAACGCCCGGTATTCCCGCAAGCCTGCCGTGGACAAATCCTTCGGAGTGAAGGACAACTACCTTCTCCTTCTTCGCAAGCGCCCGCATTATCTTCGCCTGATTGAGCTGGATAACCGTTTCCGGCTCATACGCGTGGTCTACAATCTTAACCATTCAAATGTTTCCTGAAAATTTGAAGAAGCGCCCTTATCGGGTGCTTCCACTTGGTTTCCTCTATAAGCCGCCGCGTCATCTCACGCCGCATGCCTGCCTTGAAATGGGATGGATGCATCGGATGACCCTCCCATTTCGCAATATCAAAATACTGCGGCCACAGCCCTTTGGGCACCCCTATCATTCGTCCCACTCCACCTTGCCAATGTCAAAGCGGCGCTCCCGCTTGATCGCTTCCAGCTTCTTCTTCCCGTAGGCCTGCTTCGCAAATGCCTTCGCAGCCTTGCCCCAGTCCTTTTTCTCAAATTCCTTTGTGTCCATTTTTATACCTCATAGTCGTAGCGGACATTGTATTCCGGGTGCGCCGCCTGATACTTCTCCTTCATGCGGCATAAGCCCAAGCGGGATAGCAGCCGTACAAAAGGCGCAAATATGCCGGTCTCAATTTCAACAACCAACTTCGGCCTCGGTATCGCCGCCAGCTTTTCGTCCAGCGCCTTTTTCTCAGCCTCGCTCAATTCCGAATATGTCCGTTTCTTGCCCATTTGCCTGCTCCTAAAAATTTCGCGCATAAACGCGCCTCTAAGGCGATTTTAACACCCGCCTTCACATTTACACTCCGTTTCATTTAAATCGCCTTTAAGCGCCGTTTCTTGCGCAGCATTCGCCTTCCCCGCCTGCTTCTTCTCCTCAAAGGTCAAAATCGCCTTCGATATCATCACAGCCGCATCCCAATCCGTGTCCGGGATGGCGCCGGGTCCGAACTTCGCTATCGCGTCCACAAAACTTCGATACTCAAAATTCGTGTCGCTAGGATCCGGGCAGTGGACACTTTTAATGAGCAGGCGCCCAAAGTCCAAAACGTCCTCGTTCCGCTCATATTCGATTTTGGCTGCCTTGACCTCGTCCAATAACCGGACCTGCTCCGCCAACGCCTTCTTCAGGTCCTTCACCATCGCCGCGTATACATTGAAGCGCTCCTTCTTCGAAACCATCTCCAATGCCGCCGGGTTGCTGCATACCTTCTCCACCCCATCTATGAGCGCCGCCGTGTATGCCCATATCGCATTACGGACAACCTCGAAGCCTTCCCCGTTCTTGAATGCAACGCAGCGCAAAAACAACGCCGACCGCATCCAGTCCTGAGTAAACAGTCCCTTCCGCTGATTCAACTCGTGGAGACCTACACGGATCTCGTTTACCGCCTCCGTTAAATTGTCCCCGTCCTTGTAGATTAAAGGTCCTTTGATTTTTCGCGGCTTCTCAATGCCCCAAGCCTTCAGGAATCCCCGCTGGAGATTGAAGTCAATGTATGCACGCTCCGCCGTGGTAGGCGGCTTGACATAAAAGGGATTAACCTTCCGTTTCTTTCGTCTTGTCACGGCGCAAAACCTCGTCCCTTAAAGCATCAGCCTTCTCTTCATCATATATCGGCGTCGAGTCCGCCTGAACCGGCACCTTCGAGATATTCACATCGTAGCCACTTAATGTTCTCAAAAAGTCCTGGCGCATCCGGAAACTGTCCCGGAGAAATGCAGTATACGCCATCAACTCGTTGCGCGTCATTTTCGATGGATCAAACATCTTGTCCATCGCCAGCTCCACCTCGTCCAGCCTCTTGGACATGCGGTCCATAGATTGAACGGTGCGGTCAATCATATTCACCATCGTCGTGTTGACGCGCTGGCGCACCTCTTCCAATCCATCTTGCGTATACAGCAGCACTGGTTTACTTTCACTCATATACCATAATATACGTTCTTTTTCCCGTTCGGACAACTTGTTACTTGTCCGTTATACGCAAGGTAGCGGTCCGCCGTCCATATAAAGTATCCGTCCGCCATACCCTACAAAGTAATATGTCCGTTATGCCAAAGTTGTCCGACGGACAGTCTCCTAATACATAGACTTGGTCCATCGGTATATTGGTATGGAGTAATACGGAGTGGACAAAAACGGACATTTTGCTTCAGAAAAATTTGCGTTTTTTGTTAAATTTCAAAGATTTTGGGGGACAAGGGACAGTCTCCTAATTAAAGGGACAGATGGACCGGTTTTTTGCGTAAAACGGACAACTTGGTAGAAAAATGGACCGGTCCCTTCTTTTGCGGAACCGGTCCATTTTTCTAGGCGCCAGTGGCGTATCACTGCCCAAACTCCTTCCGTTTTCGATAGTAGTAAGGCTTCGAAATTGCGCCTGCCTCCCATAGCCTCTCCAGGTCGGTCAATGTCTCTATGACCATTTTCGGCTTGCGCCCCGGCTTGTTTTTCCGTCCCCGTAGAAGCTGCTTCATCCGCCGCCGTTCCTTCGCGGTCTCATTGTGGCGGACATATATTTCCTTCTTCCGGGAACTGGTCAGCCCATCCCAATACGCCGGCCCCACCTTCCCCGTGCGAGGCGAGTATGCCACCAACGGCGGCGCCTTGAATCTGCTGTAGGCCGCATATAGATTCCCCCGGATAACCTCCGTCACCTCCTCCATCGGGACGCCTAGGCGCATTATCTCCCTTTCTACCGCACGGACACAATCCTTGAATTCAAATCGATTCGAATTTAGTCCCCATCGTGTTTCCGTTGTCGTTTCGAAGAAGTTATACCACGCAAATGCGGCGGGGATGATTTTCTTCCAAATGAAGGCATAGCGTTCGCCTTTGTCAATTTTCCCCTTCCAAAAGTATTCGGCGGACGGCAGCATTACCTTCGTGTCTATCCCAAACAATTCCTTGGCGTCATAGCGGGATAGCGGCATCGGAATACGCATAGGGCCTAGTCCCTCTATATCCACCTTGCGATATGAGCCGGACATTCCCGGATCCGGGCGCCCGAAGGTCATTTGCCTTGGGGAGTCCATACAATGATCGTAGGCGATGGCGCCTAGTCCCGCCTCGATGGAGAATTGCATGAATGCGTTGCCGTATGCCTGCGCATACTCCGCATATGAGTATTCCTTTGAAAGGTTGTAGAAAATCTTTCTCCGGTTTTCCTTTCCGGGGACGGACAATACCGCCGATGGACTTTTTGCGACAAATGCATTGTCCGCACTATATTGGTCCAGCTTTGCGGCGTCCTCGGCGGACAACTCATCCAAATCAAAGACCACGGCATCTATGGGCGAATCCGGCATAAGACGGAATGATACCCCGGACACATAGAGGTCGTATAGGGCCTTGGCGCCTTTCAATTCGACCGTGCCGGAACCACGCCGATGCAGAATCGCCGCGTTCGCCTTGCCTCTAAATCTGTATGGAAAAATTTCAAGTCTCATTTCTAAGCGACCAAAAATATACGGATGGACAAAAGTTAAAGATGTCCCGTATAAGATAGTATCATTCACCTGTAATATGGCATAGGTAACAAAATGAGAATAGAAGACGCGATGAAGCAGGACTTCGGCAAGATGACGCCACAGCAACGTTCCCATTTAAGGAAGCGCATTCTTGCCGCCGGGCTCCCGGTGCCCCCGGAACTGGACCTGAAGAGGGGACAATCCGTAATTCCGGCAGTCGACTCAAAACCGGACAATAAGCCTTGGAAGTGCACGGTGGTGGCGGATGGCAGGGAAACGGTTTACACGATCGGAGGCGACAATGCCGAGTCCTAAATGCAGGGAGGATTTTCTCCGCTGCCAAATGTGCAAGCATTGCTACGACCACAGATGCCGGGATGTGTCCGGGCAGTGGATCTCGCTATGCAAGAAACATCATTGGCCAACCTATGATCCGAATTGTCCCGATTGGGAAGAGAAGGAAGAGGACAACTGGGCCAAGAGGGAATTTGAACGCCGCAAGCAGGAAAAGGAAAAGGCTGCTGCCACTGGAGGCGACAATGTTGAGGCCTAGCAGGAAGCGCCCGCCCCGCAATCCGAAGATGTATGCGGAGGCAATAAGCATGAAGGAAAATATGAAGGGGACAGCGATCCTCGTAAACGGCAGGCGCATCAAGGCGGTTGACGGGGTATGGTATTTGGAAGGTCATTGGATGATTGTGTGGGACGCGAACAGGGAACCCTACCTGAGGAAAGTGGTCTGCGTCCTCCCCAAGAACCTCGAGGTGATGTTCCCGGTATATGCGTTTAACGAAACCGGCTCATCCGCACATTGCTGCTGGCTTCACGCCGGCGAGATTCCGAAGGGACTGGATGTCAGCGGAATCGACGGGTGGTATGAAATGAAAAAGGATTTGAAACTATGAAGCTCGAAATCAAATATGGCGAATTGGAACTCGCATGCGGAATGGAATTGCAGGCTCACCCCAAGGGGACGCTTGTCCGCCGCTTTCATGTGGAATCACACGATCCTGCCAGCCCGGAGGTTGGCTATTCGATCGGGGTCGGCGTTTACTTCCATCCGGACGGCAAGCGCTTTTTCCTTTTGCTGGAGGATGGGCTTGCGGACCGAATGCTGTGCTTCTCGTCGATGGCGCTGACGTTGATTGCGGGATTCACCAAGTGGCTTTCGGACCACAAGGAAAAGGTCTATCCCACGCGGGAAGATTGGCTGCGCAAGCCGGAAACGTTCCCTAATTTTTTGGAGGCATCTAAAAATGCGTAAGATTGTTGATTTCATCCAGTGGGCCGGTTTGGCCATCGTCAATGTCATTTCGTGGCCTATCGAAAAGGTTGCCGACATTTTAAGCCGTTGGCTGCTGGAGGACGAGGAAGAGGATGACGGGGACAACTGGCCTTTTGGAGGATACTAAATGGCTGAGTATCATGTCGGTTGCGGCTTGGCCGGAATTTATGCCGGAACGATATTGAAGCCCGGAGTATGGAAGAGCAAGAGCCCGGTGACCGAGGAGGCGCTCCGTGCGGCTGCCGAATATATGATGGGCAAGATCGAGAAGGACCACGAGGCCTATGAAATCAGCTGGACCAACCGGACAACGGGAAAGAAGATCGTGCTCACCTGCAAGGTCATCGAGCCACCCCCGAAGGAGGCAAAATGAATTGCCACAAGCTCGAACGTAAGGCATTCCGCGATGAGTGCCGAGATATCGAACGCCGCATCCGGGAAGCAACCGGTCCGATGAAGGCATATTTGGAAAAGCACTTGGCCGAGTTCAAGCGCTATCGCGGCCGTATCCCCGTTTCGATGGACGGGTTCGTAGGGGGTTAGTAATGGGGCTCTTTGATGGCATCTTCTCCCGGAACCAATACAAGCAGGATCTAGCGCAGTGGATTGCGGACCACAACAACCGTGCCTACCTTGGCATCGGTCCATTGTCCACCCATAGTGTGGACTACTACTATTTTGACTGCACCGTGGAGGAGCTGGAAGGAAAGAAAGATCATATGGAGGAGATGCACCGGAAGTATGAATACGACAAGGCGCATCCGGAACCGAAGATCGGGGACACCTACACCGTTTACATTTGCGGCCGCCAGGTGGACACCTTGAGGAACGTCACCAACGTTTCGTATAATGAAAGAGGTGTCTTTTTCACTATAACGTCGAAGGAAGGGAAAGTGTCCCTAAAGGAATACTTCGGCGGGAACATTAACTGGAGGAAAGGCTAGTATGAGCGACATCACTGGATTTGCAAAGTTGAAGCCCGGCGCCTTCAAGGACAAGTTGAATGACCTGATGGCAAAAGGCAAGAAGAAGGACCTCCGCAAAATTGTCCTCAAGCTGAAGGAGGAAGTTCTCGACTACGTCACGACCAATGCGAAGCGCATGAGTGAGAAGTCCGTGGAATTTCGCATTGAAGGCGGGCAGGTAATGCCGCAGTATCGCGGCGAGACCCACGGGGTCAATCCCATATGCGGGGTTGACGTTTTGCCGGACATCAAGGAGAAATTCAAGGCTGAAGGGTTTACGCTGGAATGGGCGTATGACCGAGGCGAGTTGAACGGCAAGCTGGTTTTCAGGTGGTAGCGCGATGACGACCAACTGGAAGAACAAGAAATTGTTTGAGGAAGGGAAACTTCCTCCGCTCCCCAAGAAGGCAAGTCCGGCGCCTCCGCCACGAAAGGACTATCCGCTGTTTACGCATGCGGATCACGCGCATCCTTATGCGCTGGCGGCAAGGCGGATCCACGAGCTGGAAGCAGCCAACAAAGAAAAGGACGCGGTGATCGCCCAATTGGAACGCGATGCGGTTGCCGCCGGGCGCTTGAACTTGTCCCTCCGCCTGCTGGCGATTCACGGACTCCTTTATCGCCTGGACAGCTTGATCAAGGAGGAGATGGGCAAGTCTTGTCCCAATGCAGGCAGGATACAGAGGTGGTCGGCCGAGGTCGGGCGCCTCCGCAGCAGCTATGAAACCCTCAAGGAAAGCAAGCTCAAAGGAGGTTGAATAATGAAATTCGAGCGCGTGGAGGATTTGAAGGAATACCTCACCCAGCAGTGTTTTACGGACACCGTGGTCTTGGAAGGTCCGGACTATATAAGCGCCGTTGTCGGAATAAGCACGGACGGCCAGCTCATTTACAGCCGTAACCTTATGGTAAAGCATTTGTGCGAGCAGGACGGAATGACCGAGCAGGAAGCGAATGAGTTTATTGATTTCAATACGGTGGGCGCGTTGCCTAATATGGGAGAGAAGGCGCCTATCATAATGGAGGATTTATGATGTGCACGTTTGGTGAATTTTGGTGGATCTTTTTATTTGTCGCCGTCATAGCCGTATTCGTCATTATCTTGGCGCCTACGGAGGCAACGAAGACGGGACTGGTTTCGGGCGCCGTATGCCTAGTGTGTATTGTGCTGCTGGTTATAGCAGGAGGCGCCAAGAATAATGTCCACTGCAAAGAATTGAAATATCAGTCCGTGGTCAATCAACGCGCTGAACTTGTCCGGGAATGTCCCGATAGGGAGAAACCTAGTTGTCAGGTTCAATGGATAAAATATCAGCAGGACTCGTTGTCCAAGTATCTTCGGGTGCTGCAATAATTCAAGGAGATCTAAATGGCTATTGATGTGAAGAGACAGCACGATTTGCCGTCGCATTATTTTCTGCCGACGCGCATGTCTTTGAAACGTCCCCGCTGCTATTTGGCGGACGATGTGGACTCGTTGGTTGCGGACTTGCGCACTCAGCTGAACGGCTTGTATGAAATGAACACCGAGGAGTTCGCCAAGCATCACAAGCAGGTCTCGGACCTGCGTGATTGTATCAAGGCTGCCGACAACGCCGGATTGAAGGCGCTGGATGAAAGAAACGTCGCCGAGAAGAACGCCCGCGATTTACAGAGGCAGCTGGACGAATGCCAAGCGCTGATCAAGAAGTTGTCCGCCCAAAAGAACGATTGGCATCCTTACAAGGGATGTGGCGATGCGCCCAAGGTGAAGGAATATCAAAAGGAAACCTACCTTTGTATGGTCCAGCGCTATGCGAAGGAAACTGGCGAGGAAGTAGGCGCCGTGAGTTATCAGGTCCTGCTTTGCGATGACAACGGAATGTTTTGGGGACTGAAGAGCGATTCTTTGGTGGACTATAAGGTTATCGCGTGGAAGGAGATTACCGGGCGTGACTTTGAAGAAACGGCTTTGGCCTACCAGCGGCAGGGAACGGTGAAATAATCATATCGTATATTTGGATATCATGAAAAACAGAAAAGAACGCAGACACGCCGTCAAGCAGGCGAACACGCTTGAAACATCCAAAAAAGCTTTACAGAAGGCGCTCATGGGCGCCCTTCATACCGGCGGATTCCTTTTCAGCAATAACGGAAAAGGCGTCATCACCCCGGTGGTCATCAATGCCACGATTCAACAGATTATTGTGGCGATCCTTGCCTTTATTTTCTCCCGCACGAAGACGGCAGGAGAAACCACGGAACTTTACGACTACGTCATTTCGACGGCGGATCGTCTTTGCAAGATGCGCTTGAAGGATGTGCCGGCGCCGGATACGAGTTCCGAAGGAAAGAAATGAAAAAATTCCTGAGGCGCCTGCATAACATTTGGCTATGGTTCGTGGCAATCGTTTTCACGGTTGCCGGATTTGCTGCCTTCTGTGTTGTAGTGGGCCTCATTGTAATTGGCATTCGTAAATTACTAATGGAGTAATATGCCGTATCGGTATATTTATGAAATAGTAAATACCGCAAATGGCCATACTTATGTAGGGCAGCGGACAAGCACTTGCTTGCCTGCTGTTGATGTCTATTGGGGGTCCGGTGTTCTTATAAAGCGGGCCATTCGAAAATATGGCTTGTTTTTATTTGAAAAGCGAATCCTAGAGGTTGTCCTTGGGGATAAGCGTTTATTGGATGCCCGGGAAAAGTACTGGATTAGTGAGCGCAAGGCTGGGGGACATGCCGAATATAACATAGCGCCGGGAGGGACTGGCGGGGCATTGTTGGAAGGTTCGCCTGAGTTAAAGCAGGCGTCCTTTTTGAAACGCATGAATACTATTGCACATAGAACCCCGGAAGAACGCGCCCTCATAGGGGCGAAAATGCGTTCGATAAATAAAGCACATTGGGCAAATATGTCCGAAGATGTGTATAAGGCGGAGTGTGCATCTCATAGGGAGCGCACTTTGAAAAGTTATGAGAATCCGGAATTTTATAAGCGGAAGTGCCTCCTTAATGCCAAGAATGGTCCTGCGCAGTCCCGGACACAGAATAGTATTGAATGGATTGCCACCGTGGGAAAAGATTCCCATACGCGCCAAAATATACATATTGCCTCCGGATTCTTTTTGGATATCGATGGTAAGCTTTATACGCGCAATGCACTTGTCCGTGTTCTTGGATTGCCTTATAACGCACCCTTGGCATTTACGGCAAATTGGGAAAAGCGAATGACCGCTGAAACTCACGATAAGTGGCATCGGCGTTTTCGTTGGATTCCAAATACTCCCGAAAACGCGAAAACGTATAATTTTGAAGAAAATGTAATCACCGGGTGTTATGCCCAAAGGATAGAAAATGCTTGAACTTACTACCTATACCGAGCTGGAGATTGCGCATAGGCTTTTGACCTCGTACACTCAGAAATGCCGCGCACTCCACGGACATCGCTATGAAGTCGAAATCACCGTGGCGTCCCCTCGCGGCTTGAATAAGGACGGAATGATCGTGGACTTCAAGCAGTTGAAGGAAGTGGTCAAGGAAGTCCTCGACGATAAGTGGGACCACGGCGCCTGCTTCAATAAGGCGGACCGCATTTCGGAATTCATGCTGAAGGATGCGGAACGTGAACGCCTCCATCTCATCGACGACAACCCGACCCTGGAATGGATGGTTGGCAGGTGGGTGGAAGACCTGAACGCCGCCTTCCGTGCAAAGGACATTGACTTGGTTGTCACCAAGCTGAAGGCAAGCGAAACCGCCAAGAACACCGTTACTTGGACGCTTGATGAAAAGGTCCGTGTGTTTGCGGACAAGCCTGCGCTTGAAGTTGCTGGCCTGCCGTCGCAGCGCGTGGATGACACGAAGAAGCGTCTCGACGCCGCGTTGTGCCCCGCACCCACGCATGATTGGGCATCCCCCGGCGCCACCGCGAAAGTGGAAGAGGTAGATCCGGACGCCGTCCCGTATTTGGTTTCCTTCTACAACAACCACACTATCGGCAGCACGGTTGTCCACTCTTCTTTGAAGGCTCAGGCGCTGTATGATTTTTGCACCGGTGCCGTTCAGCTGCTGGACAAGAACGAAGAAGCTGTTGTAGTTATTGGAATCAATCGTTTGCCGGGATAGGGTATGTTACTTGAATCCTTCAAGGCAAGCAGCGATGCGGGATATGTAATTGTCCCGGGGATTGAGTCCCATACGGGGTATATATCCTATAACTACGCCGGGATGACGCCAGCCGAGGCGTCCGCCTGGAAAAATGTAATCACCATTCCTGAAGTGCGCAGGGCTCGCCCCACAACCGGGGAAGACTATATGCGCGTGCTTCAGCAACTAGGCATACGATGTGCGGAAGCAGGCACGGAAGCCTGCCACGTGCTTCGCGCCGAATACCATTCAACCCCGTTATACCGGAGGATAAAATGAGCAAAGATCCTAAGATGGCCGAACTTGGAAAGGCCGCTGACTATATGCGCAAGGCTGCCGACATCATCGATAAGATTTCGGGTGCCAAGGCAAGCGAAGGCGACGAAAACAAGCAGCCGAAGAAACGCCGCATCTGTGATTAAATCGTTTGGCACCGGGGAAGATTGTTAGGGTTCATCGTCTGGCGAAAAGCTCCCTTCAGTAGCCCACGCCTAACCGCCCCGGAGCCAAATGCTGTGTTTAAGAACAGGACAGTCATTCTTACGATTTCATAAAAGTCCTCAGAAAAAAGCATTGAAATCGCCCCCAATGGTTGGATGTTCTGTAATGAGGCTCGCGTAAGTGCGCCAAGGGGAGAACACCCGCGGAGAGTTCCACGCCGAGAACGAAAGGTGGCGACGCGGGGTCCGAAATACCCGACGAGAGCCTGCCATCGCGCCAAGGCAGGATAGCTAACGAGAGGTGCGCAATCTCAAGGGCGCCCGGAAAGTAGAACACCTAAACGGCCACGCAGGGCCACCCGTTGGAGGGTGAAGAGTCCCAACAAGCTGTTCTGCCTTCCGGCGCCCATACTAGTTTATAGGAGATTCCATTATGGCAAAAGGTTTGAGGTTATCTTTTCTCGGCCAGCATCTAAACAAGGACGAACTGATTATGATGTCGTCCTGCCTCGGCTTCAATACATACCCGCATTTCAGCGGATGGGGCGGACCAAGCCATCGGAACTATCTCGCCTTTGATTCCGGAAAGTCATATGACGTTTGCATGTGCCTAGTCCAGCGCGGGCTGATGGCCTGCGATAAGGCGTCAATCAACAATCATTTTACATATTTCCACGTGACCGATATTGGGAAGCGGATCTTCGATCTGTTCCGCCGACACCACAAGCACCCGCGCTTGGCACTTTGGAACGATCATCGAAGAAATAAAAGGAGCGGCAAATGAATGCGTTGATTTTACTGGCATTCTTGGCGCTCTTTCTTTTTGCCGG